AGATGCACTAGTAACAGCTACACAGCTTATAGACAATCGTTCTTGGATTGGTTCTGCTGTTAGTTCTTCCCAAGCTCTTGCATGGCCTCGTAAAAACACTTCTCATTATAATCCTAGATTAAATTTAGAAGTTAAATTTACAGAGTCAGAAATTCCTAATGAAGTTAAAATTGCTGTTTATGAACAGGCATTGCATTTGTTAAACAATGAAGATTTGTTAGCACAAACAACTCAAACCTTTGAAAGCATTTCTATTGGAAGTATTAGTTTATCTGATACTAATGGAGACGTTACAAGAACTTCAATTACACCTAGTATTGTAATTAAACCTTTACGTCACCTTATTCGAAGAGGTGTAGAAGGTATGGGTTCTTCTTGGTGGAGGGCTAACTAATGTCTTTATCAGCAAAAGTAACAGCTGCCGTTAATAAAGCTTTTAATAGAGCAGGAGATCTTGTTAAGACTGCTACACTATCAACTAAAGCAGTTACAAGCTATGATTTTGCTACTGATAATACTGTTAGTACTATTACTTCCGCTACAGTATCGGTTATAATTGAGTCTTCAGAAAGACCTGCTGGAGATGGTTTTAATTATAAAGCTATTTTAAAATCAGGCGTTGACTTATCAGTTTATGATACGCTTACTGTAGGCTCAGTAGTTTATAATATAACAGATCATACTGATAACGACTTTACTATTGAAGCCACTTTGACAAAGGAACCTTAAAATGTTTCACAATATCTTAGCGGATGTTAATAGTGTTTTTGCCTCATCAGCTTGGACAAGTAATAACATAGCAATGTATCCTGAAAATTATCAGGGTTCAATTTCAAACAGTAATGAATTTTGTCGTTTTAATATTCTTCCTAGTGCTTCTGATCATTTAGCTTATGGCGGTGATAAAAGCCTTTCAGGTTTATTAATTGTTAGAATATTTGTTAAAGCTGGCGAGGGACAAACTCGCATTATGCAAATTTCAGATATACTAGACAACTCATTTGAAAATAAAATTTTAACTAATAAGACAGAGTTTGGAAAATCTTATTTGAATGTAGAAGGGCTAGACCCAGCTAATCAGTCGCTTTATCGCGCACAATACATAATACCATTTAAAATATACGGAGAATAACAAATGGCTCATATTTCATCTTTGAGTTCAGGTATTTTTACATACCTAGACTTTCATGCAGTAACACCTGCATCTACTGTAGACACTGCTGCTGAGTACGCAGGTTTGTTTGTAACAGCAAACGCTAGTGATATTTCACGAATTCCATCAGTACGTGAGTTCCCTTCAATTGGTACTCCTGCTAACATCGTAAACGTACCTGTTTATGGACAAGCAACTTCTTCTCAGGTGCAAGGTCAGTCTGACGCACCAACACTTGAAGTTACTGTTAACTATATTCCTGATGACATGGATGATTTCCATGCTCTTATTGGTACACAAGGTGCATTCCGCTTTATGATGTGTTCACAAGCAACTACACTTGCAGCAAGTCTTGACACTGCAAATACAGCGTTGGCTTATGGTAATACAGAATTTTACTTTACAGGTAAAATCGAAGCTATCCTAGTAAATCCTGCGTTGACAGACGCTACAACCGCTACGGTTACTATGTCAACTCAGTCTGATTTCTTTGGACCAGTTACACTACCATAAATTAAAATACTTTGGGAGTCCCTTAATTGGGGCTTCCTTAATCCTATTAGAAAGACTTAGTATGACAGACAAACCGTTTAGTAAAACGTTTGTAATGCGAACTACCTTTAGGCATATGCGCCGAAGTGTAGATATTAGTATTCGTAAAAGCTTTGAGCGCTTTCAAGACTTTGATAGTGACTCAGATATTGGAAAAGAAATTATGGAAACACTATCAGTATTACATACGTGCAGAAAAATGCTTGATGACTTTCAAGCAAACAATCCAAATTTATTTACAGAAAAAGATAAGATTAGTTAGGAAAAAATATGAAACATTTAGTTGGAAAAGTAATTACTAAAAAATTTCCTTTTATGGGAGACGAAGTTGAAGTTCGTCAATTGTCAGTTGGTGAAGTTCTTAAAGTTCAAGACATGATTAAAAAAACTTCTAAGAGCAAAGCTGAAGACTCTCAAACAGAACTCCTTCGTGGTGTAATTAAAATTGCTGTAGTAGGCGCTGAAGATCTAAGTAATGAAGAATTTAGCACTTTTCCTATTGCCGCATTAAACGAATTATCAGAAAATATTCTTGAATTCTCTGGATTATCTGGTGGAACTTCTCAGGGAAACTAACTCAAGAGGATGAAACTCTTTTTGAAATTGCATATCATTTAAAAATGCCTGTGTATGTTTTAAAAGAAGAAATGCCTTATAATGAACTCCTTAGATGGATAGAATTTTTTCATAAAAGACCAATCGGTTGGCAAGAAGACCAACGCACATATTTACTTTTAAAAGCACAAGGTGTTAAAGAATCTGGAGAAAATTTATTTCCTTCTTTAAAAGCTATAAAAGAAAATACAAACAAAAAGCTATTACAAGAACCTGATAGAGCAGTGCCTAAAGGCGAATTTCTTAAAAAGATGTTAGCTGCTAGAGATGGTGATAATTTAAATTGGAGACAAAAATAATGTCTATCAAAGTAAATATTGATGTAGCTGATTTTCAAAAAGAAATGAAAAGAATTGAACAAGAAGTTTCAAGTCTTGCTACCGCAGATATACATGAAAAAATAGATTATGCTACTGAACAACTTAAAATAGTTACTCCGGTTGATACTGGTAAAGCTAGACAAGGTTGGCAAAATGAAAAAACTATGTCAGGACCAACTTTAGATACTGGTTTGCTTATTAAAGAAGCACTAGGGATTGGTAATAAAAAGACACTAGTAGCACTTGCTTTAGGATTAAACCCTAATGCAAAGCAAGAAGGAAGAATATTTAATAATGTAGACTATATTAGTGTACTAAATAATGGCCATAGTAAACAAGCACCAAAATATTTTATTGAACAAGTGCTAGTTAAAATTGGCATACCAACCCCTGATTAAGAATACTTTGCCCTCTGATGGCTCTCTAATATAAGAGAATCGTTAGGGGGCAATTTTATTAAGGAGGTCCATATGAGTGGAGTAGAAATTAGAGTACGTAGTAATAGTACTCAAGCTAGACAAGATCTAGGTAAGTTACAAAAATCAGTTGGTAATATCGAGCAGTCTACTAAAAGATTACAAAGTGCTTTTAATAAAATAGCCATTGGAGGTGCAGCTTTTTTAAGTATTGCATCTTTTACGAAAGGCATTACAAGAGCATCTGACTCTATTACTAACATGGAAAATAAAATTGCTCTTGTTACTGGCAGGGGTAGAGAATTAAACTCTACTATGCAATCTTTAGCAAGAGTATCATCTCAAACACGAGTTTCTTTTAGCACTACAGCAGAAACTTTTAATAGATTTGGGTTAGCCTTACAAGGCAGTGGAACTAGCGCAAAAGAGCTTTTAAATGTTACTAGAACAATTAACCAAGCTGTTACTATTTCTGGTGCTTCCTCTGAATCTGCTAGAGCAGCTATTGTTCAATTTGGCCAAGGTTTAGCGTCAGGGCAGCTCAGAGGGCAAGAACTTAACTCTGTTTTAGAACAAACACCTAGAATTGCTAGAGCTATTGCTGATGGTATTGGTATTCCTTTTGGTCAGCTTAGAGATGCAGCTGCAGAAGGCAAGTTAACAACTGAAGCCGTATTAAAAGCTATTCAAAAAGCTGCTCCGGAAATTGCTCAAGAATTTACTTTAATTGAGAAAACAGTAGACTCAGTAAGTAATGCTTTAAGGTTTCAATTATTAGGGGCGTTAAATGTAATTGCAAGAAGTACCGGATGGTCTAATGCAGTTATTACAGGAATTGAAAATCTTACTAAAGGCTTAAAGTATTTTACAGACAATGCTGAAATAACTTTTATGTTATATAAGCTAAGAGCAGCAGTATTTATTAGTGATATTAAAAAAACATTTGAGCCATTAACAAATATTTTTACTGTAGAATTTGACCCTGCTGCAGCAGCAGAAAATCTTAAGAGTAATTTTAATAAATTTTTAAATCAAGCTAAAAACATAATAACCTTTGAAGGCTTTTACGATGAAAATACAAAACAATTTGATTTTTCTGCTTTCTTTGGACAATTTACTTTACCTCCTAGTTTTGAAGAAAATTTTAATAAAGCCGCAAAAGGCATTGATAACTTTATAGTAAATATTAAAAGATTATATAACACATTATTTGGTAAAAATATAGTCCAAAAAGTTCCAGGATTTCAAGAAAAAATTATTCCAGCTTCTCTTGACACTGAAGTTTTAGAAGAAGACGTTAATTTATTTCAAAAGTTTTTAGATAAACTAACTGAGTTTAGTGGAGAAGCAATAGGAAGAATCTTAAATTTAACAGAAACGCTTAGACCTTTGTTTGAAAGTATTGGAGACGGTATACGTAGCGTTTCTAGCACAATTAAAACTACTATAGACGGTTTAGGTGGCTATGATGGTATTTTAGAGAAAAATTCAAATGCTCTTAAAACTTATTATGACAGATTAAATGATATAGTAGGACTTGATGTAAAAGCTGGAAACTTAAAAGAAAGTATGCTTAATCTTATTCCAGAAGATAACACAGATCTTACTAAAAGAATACGTGAACAAAGTAAGAAAATACAAGATGCTCTTTTAGGTGAGGAAGTACTTGTTAATCCATACGAAGAAGGCCGAACTAAAAGAATAGGTGGTTCTTTAGAAAATGCCTTTAAATTCTTAGATCAAAACAAAGGACTTCTTGCAGCTGCAGCTGTTGGAGGCGGTCTTGCAATAGTATTTCCAGAAACTACTGCTGCAGCTTTACAACTTGCTGCTATTGGTGCAGGTCTTGCTTTTGTTAGTCTTATACAAGGCGCATTTAGTAGAGGTCTTCCTGTTCTTTTAACTTTTGGAAGTTATCAAGCTTTTATGAAAGGCGTTGCAGATGATCCTGAAAGACAAAAAGAAATAGAAGAACTTTCTAAAGGCATTGTAGATAGCCTTCAAGAAGCTTTTTTAGGCGTAGATCAAGAAGGATCTTCAAAAATAGTTGATAATATTGGTGCTTTTCTTTCGTCAGTTGGGAAAGGTATTATTTCTGGTTTGTTTGAAGGTACAGAGTTTAATAATAATTTTATTAATGCTTTTGCTGGCGCTTTAGCAATAGCTGTTCCTTTATTTATTCTTTCAGGTCGTGGATTAGGGGCTATGGCAGGGCTTGGTCTACATTTAGTAGGCAAAATATTTAAAAATAATATAATTAGAGATGGCCTTATTAGGGGGTTAACCCTTGGATTAGCAGACCCAACTGCTATTGTAACTGATAAATCTAAGAAGCAAATGCGGGCTATAGGTTCAAAACTTATAGGAGCAATGTTTGTTGGAGGAATATTTCTTTCTTTTAAAGATGAATTAGAAAAAGGTCTTGAAAATATAGAAATAAGTCTTGGATTAGACCCTGAGGCAGTAGAAAGTAATGTAGGAAAAGCATTAAATTCAGCAGCAATTGGAGCTCTTGGTGGATTAGCTACTGCTATGACAGCTGGAGTAAAACACCCCATTGTGTTACTTGCTGCAGGTCTTGGAGGGGCTATTATAAATGTATTTTCAGATCCTGAAATAAGATCGGCTTTTCAAGATTTAGGGAAAGAAATTTATGCAGGATTCCGAGGTGCTATCTTTGGTGAAGAGTATACAGGTGGCGATCCAAAAGCAGTAGCTGATTCAGTTAAAGCCCAAGAAGCTACAAAAAGTACTATTCAATTAAAACAAAGTGAGCTTGGAGCGGCAGAAAAGCAATTAATTGAAAATCAAAATTTGTTTAAAGGTGCAGAACAAAGTTTACAAAATCTTATAGATGCTGAAAATCAATTAAAACAAAGCTCTATTGGAAATAAAGGTTTACTTGCTGCAAACAGAGTAGCGCAAGACAGAGCTAGAGCTGACATAATCCGTGCCGGATTGTTAGTTTCAAATACAGCAGCAGATATTAAACGTTTAAGTGATGCAATAGGAACTTTGCAAAGCACTATTAAACCAGAAAATCTTGATATATCTTTACCTCCTATAATAAATAAAAACGATCCTAACTATGGATATTATTTAGACGGTCAAAAGTTTAAAGCAGCAGGGGGGATGATTACTGGAGCAGGTGGTCCTAAAGATGACAAAATACCTCATATGTTATCTAATGGGGAGTATGTAATACAAGCTTCTGCAGTTAAAAAGTTTGGTCCTAGTTTTATGGATGCTTTAAACAAAGGTCAAGTACCTCAATTTAAAAATAAAGGTGGTCTTGCAGGAGAGGCAATCTTTGGAGGATTAAGTGCTTCATCTTTGAGTTTAATTCAATTTATGAGTGGAGAAGAAGCAGCTAAACTTAAAGCAATAGCAGGTGTTAATTTTACTGGTAAAGATTATTTTGAAAAAGTTATGGGAGACAAAGATAGTGATGTTCTTAATTATTTAAATGAACATGCTCCTGATTTAAGCCCTGCTCTTTCTATTAATGTTAAAGATGAAGATTCTTTAAAAGAATTAATAGCGTTAGTTAATAAAGAAACAGGAACAAATCCAAGTAATATTAATGCAATTCAAGAACATTTAATTCGCAGAGGCACACTTAAAAGCACTAAAGATGCATACAATAGCCCTGACGGATTTTACAAAGGATTATCAGTTCTTGCTAATCAATTAGGAATAGAGTTTCCACAATATGACAATTTAAGAACAATTCCTAAAGCATTAATGACTACTGCAAATCTTGCTAGTGCTGCAATTGGAGGAGGAGGCAGATGGAAATCTGATCAATACCGTCCACTTGTTAGAGGTTGGGAAAAAGGACTTTACGGACCTGAAGGTGATGATATTACTGGCTTTGGTCCAGAACTTAGAAAAGCCTTTTTTAATGGTTTACCATTAGCGCCAGAAGGTGCAGCGTATGGTGCTTCATTTGGGGCGCTTAAAGGTTTAAGTTCAACTATATTAGGAACTTTTAAAGGAATTGGAAATATAGTATTAGGAACAATCAATCGTGATCCAAAAAGATTGTTATCTGGAGCACTTGGCTTTGGTTCAAGTGTTGTTAGAACTGGTTTAGGTTTATCTAGTATACCTGTACAAGCGGCTCTTTATGGATTACTTGGCGGTACAATGTATACTGCTATGGGTGGTTTAGACTATTTACTTTCTGGTAATAGAACCTACATGGGGAATGCTAGAGACTTAAATATGTTTAAGAAAAAGGCTACTCGTGATGATCGTGATCATCCTATGATAGCTCCTTCTAATTACTCAACTATGAGAAGCGGTTTAGATTTTACTGATTTTGATTCGTTTAAAAATAAATTTAGTAAAATAGATTTATCTTTTTTAAATAAAGAACAAAAACGTCAAGCAGCAATAGATGTGTCTGGTTATGATTTAAATTATCTATTAAGACATTATAATTTAGTTAGAGAGTCATTCCAAAGACCTTCTGGCCGAGAAAAAGTAGGTCTTAACTCTACAAGTATAGACAATACTTGGCAAGGAAAGGTTATTCCAAATTATTATGAAACTCTTGATCATCCTTTTTTAGACATACAAACAAAAGAACCTAAATTAACAGATAGTCTTGATGAGTTTTTACAAGCGTATAATGTTGGGTTGCATGAATATGGTCATGTTAATCAATTTTTAAATATGGCTAAAGAAAACTCAGGTTATGGAAAAACTGATTTTGATTATATAAGTACTTGGCCTTTTAGGATTAATAGAACTGTTTTAGAAGCTGACGCAAATAGCTTTTTAAAACAAACTTCATTAGCTGATATAGAGGATACTCTTAAAACTTTAAGAGCCAGCCAAACTTCTTATATGGCAAGTGCTATGGCAAATGGTACACTAACACCTAAAGCTTTAAAAGATTCACTAGAAGTAACTGAACTTAAAGAGTTTGAAGATTTTTATGAAGCTTTTTTAGAAGGTAATAAAACGATTGGTGGTAATTCTCAAAGAGCTATAATAAAATTCCTTTATAACAGACTTGGAATTAAAGACAGAATGAAAGCGTCTTTTGAAGCAAATAAATTTGCTACAGGAGGTTATGTAACAGGTGAAGGCGGTCCTACTGATGACAAGATTCCTGCTATGCTTTCTAATAAAGAATTTGTTGTAAATGCAAAACAAACTTCTAAGTTTAGACCTATACTTGAAGCTATTAATAGCGGAATGGTTGCAGGATTTCAAGGTGGAACTAATTTTGCAGGTAGAGCAAATATAGGTGGAGTAGTAACCAAACAAGCTAATACTGTTGATGCTCCTTTACAAAGTGTAAAAGCTACTAAGGCTGTATCAAAAGCAATAGAAGAAATAGATAAACAATTAGCTTCATTTAACATAACTCTTTTAGAGGCAGAACTTCAACTTAAAACTAGTACTGATCAAACAGTTTTAAAAAGAGCTCAAGAGCTTAAAATGTTTGTTTTAAATCAAAAGATAATTCCTTTAAATAAAGAAAGAAAAAACTTACAAGAACAATTAGAAAAATCAACCTCAAATCTTAATAACACAGCCAAAGCTGCTACTAAAAGTATTAATAATCTTTCTGCAGCTCAATTAAAATTTGGAAAAGAAGTTTCAGAAAAATTTAGAGAAGAATTTCAAGAATCTTTTAGAAAAGCCTTGTATACTGGTGATTTTATGAAAATAGATTTACTAGATATGTTTACTAGAGCTTGGTTAGATTCTTTTAGCGCAGGATTTACTGACTCTTTATTTAAAAGTTTAGATAAAAAAGATAATTTAGGCAATATTTTCGGTGGGGCTACAAAATTTGGAGAAGACATCGTTAAGATTTCTAATAAAGGCGTAACAGATTCTTTAAGTAAAACTGTTGATAATCCTGAATTAACAGAAACTATTGATGAAACCGTTGGCGAAACAGGTTTTTTTGGAAATTTATTTGAAACAATTAAAAGCGGCGCTTTAAGTTTAAAGACTAAAGGTTACAGTTTGTTTACTACTATTTTTGAATTTTTTAAAGAATTTGGAAAAACTTTATTTGATTCTGTAAATAACTTTCTTACTTCTATGCAAGGCATTGGAACTGGAGGGGGTGGCTTTGGTAGTTTATTTCAAAGTTTTGGTAGTTTATTTCAAGGTTTTAACATAAGTAGCGGCGTTGGTGTTGCTAGCGGTGGGCTAGGCTTTTTTATGAATGATGGGGGTATAGTGCCTCACACTCCATATTCTAGAACAGGTGTAGACAGTGTTCCTGCAATGTTAACTCCAGGGGAATTAGTTGTTCCAGCTAACAAAGTTCAAGCTTTTGAAAACAGAAATAGTAATCAACAAAGCGTAGTTAACTTGTCAATTACAGGCGATGTATCTCGTCAAACAAGACAAGAGATTGTTAAAATGCTACCTCAAATTTCTGCGGGGGTTAATGCAACTAATAAAGAAAATAATTTTAAATATCGCAGATAATAACTTAACTAGGTCACTCTTCGGAGTGGCCTTTTTTATCAAAAAAGTCGGTTAAAAAAGTGAGAAAAACAAGGCATCTATAATGAACTAATAAGTTCAGTAAACCAAGTGGAAACCAGAGAGGAAATCCAAATGAAAACTTTTATCGCATCTATTATTACTACTATTGCACTTACTACTACTGCTTCTGCTGGAATATGCAGCTGGGTAGAAAAAGTTGACATTGCTGGCTCTGTTAAAAGTTCAGCTGTGTTGTCCGGCGGTATTGCTTTAGTAGCTACCGGAAACCCTGCTATTGCAGTTGTTAACGGCGCG